GAAAACATCAGCCCGAGCGGTAAGAGCCGGTTCAGTGTGAGGAGGGTGGTGTAATGAGCAGGGCAAGATACGTTGAACCGGACTGCCTGCGGGCGTTTGAAGATGTTGACAGCGCGGCAATGTTTCGGCGGGAACATCTGCAGCATCGGCAGCAATACCCGCGATTGATCTCGGCAACGCCGGAGGAACTGGCGGAGGTTGATGAGGTTGTCAGAAAATTGAGGTCTGGGGAACTGGACAGACGGGAGCACGATCAGCCTACGGTGGGTTGATGTGGTTGGTTTTGTTTGGAGATGCGAACGGTGAAAATCACAACGGGGAAAAAGGCAGTGCCACGGCGAGTCATGCTGTACGGCACACACGGGATTGGCAAATCGTCGTGGGCTGCACAGGCTCCAGGCGTGCTGTTCTTGAACGTCGAAGACGGATTGAACGATATTGACTGCGCCCGCACGGATCAGGTCCAGACGTGGGAACAGGTCAACGCGGCTATCATGTGGCTGGCGAACAATCAGCATCAGTTCCGCTGGTTGGCGATTGATTCCGTGGACTGGCTGGAGGCCATCATCCACGCGCAGGTGGCAGCCGACGCCGGGAAGAAGTCCATTGCGGACATCGGATACGGTGCCGGGTACAAGTCTGCCGTGGTGTATTGGGATAAGCTGCTGACGGGGCTGGATTGGCTGCGAAAAGAGAAGGGAATTGGTATCATTCTGCTGGCACACTGTGCCATCAAAAAACACCAGGACCCGACAGCGGAAAGCTATGACCGCTACCAGCCCGCATTGCACGACACGGCATCCGCACTGCTGCAGGAATGGTGCGACGAAGTGCTGTTTGCGTCCTATCGAGTCTTCACGAAAAAGGAAGATCAGGGCTTTAATCGGGACCGCGTGATTGCGTCAGGCAACGGCGAGCGTTTCGTGAGGTGTGTTGAAACTCCGACCGCACTGGCGAAGAACAGGCTGGCAATGCCGGAGGAAATCGAGTTCAACTGGGCGGCGTATGCTCAGTATGTTTCGGGTGTGTCTGCAGATGCGAAAGGTTGATTGAGTCATGGCAAATTTGAGCGACATCGACATGAACAATGTTGAAGCGGAAACGGTACGTGGTGCTGTTCCTGCTGGCGAGTACCAGGCAATTATCGTGGACAGCGGCGACAAGTCGCCGAAATCCGGCGGTGCGCCGTATCTGGAATTGGTGTTGCAGATCGTTGACCCTGAGTACAAAGGCCGGAAGGTCTGGGACAGGCTCAACCTGCGACACACAAATCCGCAGACGGTGTTGATTGCCAAACAGCGGTTGAAGGCCATCATGGACGCGGTAGGCGTGGCGCGAGTGTCAGACTCTCAGCAACTCCACAACCGGCAACTGACTGTCACGCTGGACGTGCGGGAGTATGACGGCAAGCTGTCAAACGAGGTCAAAGGCTACGCGGCAAAACGCAGCAGCGGGCAGCCGATGACCACGACCAGCTATCCTGCACCTGCACCTGCGGCACAGATGGCGAATCCGTGGGGCTGATGGTCTGAGTGTTCGCGGTGGTACGAGTCCCGGCAGCGGAAACGCTGCCGGGCTTCTGCGGGGAGATGCGAGGCGATGGAAGCGAGATGGTATCAGGCCGACAGCAGCGCGGCGGCGTGGCGGTGGATCAGTGACGGAAAAGGCAATCCGCTGATCGTATTACCGACAGGGGCGGGGAAATCTATCGTGATTGCCCTGCTGATTCAGCAGGCCGTGCAATGGGGGCAGCGGGTGCTGGTGTTGGCGCACCGGAAGGAATTGCTGGAGCAAAACGCGGACAAGATTTCGCGCCTGACTGGCCTGCAGGTCGGGCTTCATTCTGCAGGACTTGGCGAGCGTGACATTGACAGCGCGGTGATTTGCTGCGGGATACAGAGCGTGTATCGAGACGCTGAGGATTTCGGGCAGCGTGGTCTGGTGGTGATTGATGAAGCACACCTGATTTCCGACGACGCCGGCAGCATGTACCGACAATTCCTGACAGGACTGCAGCGGCACAATAAACGGCTGTTTTGTGTGGGGTTGACAGCAACACCATTCCGCACAAACGAGGGCAGTATCTGCGGGCCGGACAAGCTGTTTTCCGGTGTCTGCTATGAAGCAAAAACGGGAACGCTGATCGACGCTGGATTTCTCAGCCGACTGACAAACAAGCCGGCAGACACACAGGCAGATCTGCAGGGCGTGGCAATACGCGGCGGGGAGTTTGTGGCGGCTGAGATGGAAAAGGCATTCAGCGGCGACATCCTACACAGTGCCTGTTGCGAACTGACCATCCTGTGCGACGGTCGGCAGAGTGTGCTGGTGTTCTGTGCTGGCGTGAGTCATGCGGAAGAAGTGGCCTACAGTCTGCAGCAGATTACCGGGCAGGAAGTCGGCATTGTGACGGGCGAAACACCGGCGATTGAACGGCAGCGGGTGCTGTCGGATTTCCGGGCCGGGCGTCTGCGGTGGTGCGTCAATGTGGATGTTCTGACAACGGGTTTTGATGCGCCACGGATTGACGCGGTAGCAGTCCTGCGGGCTACCATGTCACCGGGGCTGTTTGCTCAGATCGTCGGGCGGGGGCTGCGGATGGCAGACGGCAAGGCCGATTGTCTGATTCTGGATTTCGGGGGCAATCTGCAGCGGCACGGGCCGTTAGACTCTGACGATTACGGAGTGAGCAAACCGCGCAACGCAGACGGATCAGCGGCACCGTCAAAGGTTTGTCCACGGTGTCAGAATGAGTGCAGCCTGGGGGCGATGAAATGCTCGGAGTGCGGCAATATCTTTGTCCGTCAGATGGACACAGGACCACGACACGGCAGCGAGGCCGACAGAGACAGCAGCATCGTGGGCGAGTCAGAGCCGGTTTGGTATCGGGTGGAGGGTGTCGATTGGCACCTGCACAACAAAAAAGGACCGATACCGGGACCGCCAACGCTGTGTGTGACGTATCGAGTGAATTTCGAAGACATGCCCACAGGCAATCTGACGTGGATTGTGGTGCGCGAATGGATCGGATTTGAGCACACGAATTTTGCCTACGACAACGCGTGCAAGTGGTGGAAGCTGCGGAGTATCTTTCCCATGCCTGCCACGGTTGCCGAGGCGGTGATTGCCATGAACAAGGGGGCCTGCCGTGAGCCGTCCAGAATTCGAGTTCAGAAGAAGGGCAAATTTGACCGCGTGTTGAATGCTGAGTTTGTGGATGAAAGACCCACACGGGTGGCTGAGTTGGCTGCGCCGGTGAATCAGTGGGGCGACGAAGTACCATTCTGAGGAGATGCGAGCAATGGCAGATGAAACAACAACGGAGATGTTGGCGGAGATTGAAGGACAGGCGGACGGCATCACACCCGACGAAGTGGCTGCGCAACAGCTTGTCAGGGGTTTCGTGTTGCAGGTGGCTGCGGCTATTGCACAGCAGGAAGCGGCGGAACAGCCGAAGCCCGTGCAGGTCCGTGAGGGACGATGGCGGACGCGGGGCGGGCAGGAAATTTCAGTATTCGCGATGCCAACGGACCATACCATGTATTTGCCTGGCTATCCGTGGTGGGATGGCGATGTTGACACTTGGAAAAATAACGGTGGTTATTACAAAAACGGTGAAGCTGCCGAGGATCTCGTCGAGTATCTCGGGCCGATTGAGCAGCCCGAAAAGGTCATCACGCCCGACGACGTGGCCGACGAGGCGTTGGCTGGGGCCATCAACGAATGGCCGAGCGTGCAGATAGTACGACGGGAAGTCGAGAAACTGCAGGAAGAACTGGGGCAGGCGAAACGCCGGATTGTCGAGCTGGAAACGCTGGTGGCTGATTTGCGGACAATCAACGACGCACAAGAAAAAACCGTCAGGTCAGCGGGCCGGCAGAATGTGGATCTGCAGCACAGGCTGGACGTCGTTGCATCGGAATGGGCATTGCAGGCGGGGACAATCAGCGGGCTGCAGCAGCAACTGGAAGCCGTTAAGGCTGAGTTGGTGCAGCAGGCCGAAACATCCAGACGGTTGCAGATCGAATTGGACGCACGCGAACAGGTGCCGGAGGTGGTCAGCGACCGATTCGAAGAGGGCTGGGACGCTGGCACAGCACGAGCCGTTGAGACCATCGCCGAATGGACAGAGCCGTTTCGGACAT